GACCACGCGCACGTGCCATGTCACGCTGGAACGTCTCCGTCTTGGCGATAATGCTCATTACCAGAGGTATCATAATATCACCTTAAAAAAAAGGAGTGCGGCTTTATTTTAGTCAGCTTTGGTATAGAGGGTTAATATCCAACTGCATTCCTTTAATTTCACCGCACTACCTGATTAGTCAAGGCCCATAGCGATAATATCAACATCCATCGTATCGGAGCCGGTTCCATCGTGTGTTATCTTCAGGTTCTTATTTGTCGTTATGACCGTCCCCGCCGCCGTTGGATTTGCCCACACAAATATTCCACCCGGCGGTACTTCCACAATGTCACTCGTATCTGCTACTATCGGCAGGTCATTCGCCGCACCGCCGAAAAGTTGCAATGTCGCGTCCGCCGAATTATTCTTTACATAAAGAAACTTTATTGCGGTCATCGTCAAATCAACATTAAAGACGTCCAGATACGTACCTGATGCGTAAAGGTCAATCGTATCAGTACCGGCATCGGCCAGAGTTATTGTGTCCTGATAAATAACCTGAACCTGATTAGCCCCTGTTCCGTAAGTCCAACCCATATTTTCCACCATAATAGGTGCTTGAAGCTCGCATAAATCGCCAGCTTTGAAAGCCCTTAAATCTACTCTCGCACCTGCTGTTCCAGTTGTTCTCGTTGCCATTATGTATCTCCTTTAATTATAAGTTTTTTCAGTTCTTCCGGTTTCATCTCAACAGGTTTTAATGAGTCTTTTTCGTGTTCATACGTTCCGTTGAGAATCTTTATTAATATTTCTATTTCTTTTTTAGTTCCTTCATCGAAGGCTATTTTCTGACCTGTTATTTTTCCGGCGAGGATGGCTTTATAGACTTCTGCTGCCTGTCCGATCGGCCAGTACTGCTCGCAGACCCATTGTTCTCTGAGTTCGTAGGCCGAGTGTCTTTCGAGCAGTTCGGACAGAGACAACCTATATTCACGAGCGAGGCGTACACACCATCGACGCCAACTATCGCCACTAAGTTTTTTAGTATCGCCTCAATGCCCTCTCCGCCGTAACCGTTAATAGCAAGGCATCTTTTGAATACCCTATTTATCTCGGAGTCGTCTATTGTCCCGATGAATGCTAAATCTGTTTCCTCGAAAACTCTGTTGCCGTCTTCGTCTCTGAAACTAATCTGCACAATTTTAGCTGGTGACAATTTTCGCTTCTCCTCGTCTGGGCTGCCATCCGGCTTAGTTGCGTTCGAGTAGGAACGCCATCCTTCCATTGCGATAGAACTCGAACGATAGAGCCATCCTTTGACTCCGAGAAGTTCGGATTCCTCTATGGGTCTTTTCTTCTCAGCCTTCTTGTTCTGAATAGCCTTCTTTATTTCTTCTGCTTTCATAGTCCTTTCCCTTGTTCATTCCTAAGTTGATATTAAGTTCCTGTGTAAACTACCTGTCCCGCCGCCCGCAAAGTGAATGTGAATCTCTGGGCGGTCTTGGCGTCACCCGATGGCCTTGACAGACCTATCAAAGCAGCAGTGCCCGTAAATGTTGCCCCGCTCAGATAAGTCCATGTGAATGTCCCCTTTGTACGGGCATCCATCTTCGTCTTTAGCCCCGCATAGTTCCCAGTCGTATTGTTCGGCTGGAATATACAAGTGAAAGTCATCTCATTTGTATTTAATGCGGTCAGTAAAGTATCATAATAGTAGTCGGTCGAATCTATGGTGAGTATGTCCTCATACTCTGCGGTATCTCCGCCCATGTCATAGTTTTCGATTTCTCCGACGGATACTCCATCAAAGACCATCGTTGACCCCATTCCTGAAAATCCTTGTGTTGCCATTTCTTACTCCTTAAAATTTATTCCTTATATAAAACGTAAATGTCCATAGTCTTTGCGAACACATTCATCTGCTCATTTTCCGGCACGATAATAGGCAGATCATTCATTTCTTCCAATATGCTGCACTCGATATATCCCGCTTTTAGACTACCAATACTATTCTTAACGACATTCGCCAACTGAGCCGCCGCTATTATGGTAGATGCAAAACAATTTATCTGTACCCTTGCCTCTACAAACCCGTTCAATCCGTTGATGTCAGCGTTGTATATATTGCTTATCATCTGGTAGGTTATAGCAGGTAGTCCGTCTGCCTGCTCTCTTACCCAGGGATATATCCGAGTCGATACCAAATCAGTTATATCAGTGTCGCCCGAAAGCAGCTTGTATATCTCCTGCTCAATCATCGCTTCATGTTCTCCTCGCGTATCGCCCTCATTAGATGAGTTTTGAATATTGCCGGTGCTTTCGGTAAAGTAGCATCCAAAGCGGGACGCATAAAAGGTTTTGCTTCTACGTCTTTAGGAGCATGGCCGCCCGGCCCTTGTCCTCTGCCGGGAAACGCATGTCCATATTCTATGGCTGCTGGTATATAGTTTCTTTGTCCTGATTTTGATTTAACGATAAACTGGTCTGCTTGATTTGGGTCTATTGCTACATACATACCATATTGACCCGGTCTTTGTTTTCTGAATGGTTTAAGCTTTAATGCCTTGGCTATTCTTGGCCCTATACGAGTTACTTTTTTTACGCCTTTTCTTCTTGTACCACTGAGATTTCTTGCGTTTGATTTTGAAAGCTTTAGCAATGGTGTCCAAGCATCCTTAACTGCTTCTCGTACTATTTTTTTGGAGATTTTAGATTCAAATTTTTTTAAGGCAGCTTCAACAGCCTGAGCGTTTTGTATCTGCATCGAAATCATACGGCCTCCTTGCACATAAGAACTATCACCGCGTTCTTCTCGTCCCTGTCACCAACATAGTTAATATCGAAGTACCTGTACGAACTCTTTACGTTGTCATAGTATCTTATTCTGTCATCCACGCTCACATTGGCATTGTATCTTATAGTCACCTGATGAGTAATCTCCCCGATGGGCTGCTGGGCGTTTATCAATTCCCGCCCGCTCATCGGTCGTATGTGTGCCCATACCGTAGAATAGGTAGTCCACGTCTTGATCTGCTCGCCTATCGCATTGGCGGTAGAAGCAAAGCTCTGCAAATCTATCTTGTTTCTCAGCTTGCCTATGTTCATAAATGTATCAGCCTGTCCGTCCACAATAATTCCTTAGCCGAGAACGGAACTTTCTCAAGTTTCATCTCCGTCACTACTTCCCTGTGCTCGTAAAAGTGACCTACTATCAGCTTTATGGCTGCCTTGACGTCGTCGGGTACGGCCGCTGCAGTTCCATATCCTGCACTATATGCAACTTCTATTGCATTCGTCATCAGCCTTATATCCGGCCATGAGACATCGTAAGCCTCGGTAATTCTGCCCGGCTCGGTGTTCGTATCCACCCGATAATTGGCAGATGCTAAAGTCTGCTGGTTGCCATCCGTATCGTAATATTTGACGCTCGTCACCGATGCAAGAGGAGAGAATATCGGCCTTATTATCTTATCGTCCGGCCAGTTGTCCAGATAGTCAGTATGCGCCCTGCTTATATACGTCCTGCACTGGAAGTCCTCCGCCCACTTCGTAGCCGCAAGAAGTAGGGCCGTAATATACATGTCGTCGTCCGTATGCACTATTCTCAAGTGCGTCTTTGCTTCTTCCAAACTTACTGGTGATTGTATGTTAGCCATGATTACACTGCCGGTATTACCTCGAAATCTATCGCCTTTTTATGCGGGCCTGTCCAAGTCCATAATGCGATCAGAGTCTCAGGAGCCGTTAAGGTAGCTCCGGGCACTGTCCAGTCGTAGTAGTATTGTGCCGTCGTCCCTGCCTTCAAGGAGGCCACGCCGTCAGTCAGGAGCTTCGTTGAGCCGTCCTGCCTGTAAACTGTCACTGTTATCGAGGCCGGAGCTTCCTCATTTCCATCATAGTCCATGATGGTAGCACCGAGCCTAATCGTATCGCCTATTAAAAATGCCATAATGTCACCTCGTTACGGATAACTCGCTCATCGTCTGACCTATATCTATTATACTGTTATTCGCTTCTATGGTCAAAGTCGCCATCAAGAATGGATAGACTATCATCGCCACGTTCGCATACTCGCTGATAGTTAAACTCTCATTAACATTTATGTCCTTTGTCGCCAATTCCATCGATTGATTGCTGAAGTCACTGGCTGTTATTGACTCGTATTCCTCTATAAAATATGGCGTTATGTACTGTTCTGTCGCGTCCTGTACGGTTATCTGATCGCCTTGATCTATCAAGAAAAGGCTCAAAGCGTTATCGGTGGAATCCTCCACCGTTACCGTATCGAAAGAATATATCTCGTAAAGAGTAAGGTAGCTCGATGTTTCCTCCTGTACGGTAACATCGTCATAGACACTTATCTCGTAACTCGTAAGGTACTGGTCTGTTGCCTCCTGAACAGTCACTTCGTCGTATCTGTCTATGTCTATCGGCAGGACGGACGTAGAGACGTTGGCATAGTCCTCTAAGGAAGTAATCTCGTCGAACTGGTATATCTCATAAAGCGTAAGATATTGCGAGGACTCGTCCTGAACGGTCACGTTGTCGATCGCATATATCTCATATACCGTCAGGTACTGGTCGCTCGCGTCCTGAACAGTAGCGGAATCATATTCGCTTATTACTATAATGCCCGACAGCAGGACATTGCCGTAATCCTCGATGGTCAAATCATCATCGACATATATCTCGTGAAGAGACAGGTACTGCTGTGTATCCACCTGAACGGTTATTTCATCGTACACGTTTACGAGATAAGGCGTTATATATTGCAGGGATTCGTCGGTAACGGTGGGATTCTCGTCGGCCACGCTTATGTCTATATCCAAGGCAGTAACGCTGACGTCCGAGTAGTCCTCCACCGTAATATCGTCATCGACTGGAATCTCATATAAGTCAAGATACTGGTCAGTCGCGTCCTGAACAGTTATATTATCGGCCACATAAAGCCTTCTATAAGCCGGATGAATATATACCAAGTCGAAAACTGATATATCAATATCTTCACCGGCTAAGGCGACTATTTCCTCATCCTGTATAGTCAATTCGTCATAAGCATATATCTTATATAAAGATAATTCTATATTAGATTCATCTTCTATTGTTATATTGTCAATCGCTTCTATTTCATGTGGGAGTAGAAATATATTAACAGATGTTATAAAAGGATAATCCTAGCAAGTCAGCATCATGCCGTCTATACAGGTAATCCAGAAACGGCCTCGACGGTATTTTATATCGTCCGAACCATCAAGATATGTGCCATCATCTATATGACTATGATAGGCAGGAGTGGATGGAGTAGATATATCAACACATACAACCGAATCTGCACTTGTTCCCGTTACGAGCGCATGATCACCAATAA